AAATAATAGGAACTTGCCTTCCATCTCACTCTCAAATATTAGATCATATATATATTTTTCACCCTCACAAATTCTTTTGTCACTTCTCAAATAATCTTTTTGTATGTGCAATTGATCAGCGCCTTTAGAAATCAATAGTGATGAGCATGCTGCGCAACTGTCGGGGTCAGTTTTAACTGTGAATTTTCCCTGTTGTGTAGTAATTTCGAACACTCTGTTATTCAATTCGTGTAATCTTGCAATAAGTGCGAAAATCCGAACTCTGTGTTTATTTTTCCGGATTATGAAATACTGTTTGTTATGAATCAACATGTGATTTGACAAAGCGTTCTCTAAATGTATTTTCGCTATAGTTGGTAAATTCGTGTCTACAAAACTGTTTATTCGTGTGTAAAACAATTTTTGTCCATACATTTTTCCAGTTATCCGCACATTCTTTCTATTGTCAACATCTACTGATAATTCTCTAATACCTGAGTATTTGATGATTAATTCCGATAATGCATCAATGTTTTTGATCTTTTCATCTTTTTCATCATCGAATGTTACTGTTTTTTCTCCATGTTTGAATTCTATTCTTGTGCCTATCACACTTTGTCCAAGTCGCACATGGAGTGGGGTGTTGTCACTAAAACATCCAACGGATATCCATGTCACGTGTTCCACACAGCGCGTAACTGCACTCATGCAATGACCAACACTTAAGTGTGTCGTTGCACTGCCAAGTGTTGCTTGAAGCACAGCTACTCTTTTCCTTTCTTGGCCTTGGAATTTGTGAACTGTTGTGATTTCAGTCTTTGTGTGTGGAAACATTTTTCTGACTGTGTTCACATGTTCGTTGTAGAAACATAGTATCACATCGTGATATATTAGTAACTTGTTAATTTCATTTGACATCCATCGTGAAAAATAATGTGTTTTGAACGTCGTTTTAACAGAGTTGTTTCCAACTTCTATATCTGCCATTACTTCAGTTTTCTTGAGTTCTTCAACCAATGGATTGCCGAACCGGTAGGTTTTTGTCAATTTGTTCTTCTGTGCCTTCATTTGTTCAGTTAATTCTACTAGACCAAAATTAACTCTCGCACCGCCACTTGCTGCCAGATCGATGGACGCGATTTGTACTGGATCACCGAACAACCACCATTCTTGAAGTTGTGGTGTAACCAGTAACAGCGCATCGTGTGCGTTAATGGTCGTAAATTCGTCAATCACCAAATATTTTGTCCTTGGGTAAGCTGACTTGGTCTTGATATATTTTTCGTAGCTTAGTATGTTTGCACCAATTGGTAGAGCCATAGTCAATGCTTGGATGCCACCCGTCGTCGTTGCTATGAATATTACTTCGTTCGGAGGTAGTTTTTCACATATCGACTTAATTGGTTGTTTTACCGGTCCCACCATATCCAAGTGTAACCGGTTGGTTTTTAATTAATTTCTCAAGTGTTTCAACA